AAATCAATTCCTACTTTTGTGGGTATTGCAACAGCAAATGTTGGAACACTTTGTGAAGTTAACCCAACTTTAAATTTCTATAGAGATTCTAATATAACATTTGATTTATCAGATTCTTCTCTTTCATATACAAGAGGTTCTGAACAATATCCAGCATTTGAATTAGAATTTTATAGAGATGCTTCTTATACTGACAAATATGAAACAAATGCTACAAGTAGGCAATTTGATATTGTTAGAACTGGTACTGTAGGGGTAACAGCAGATGCTAAATTAACACTTGCCGTTAATAAAGATACTCCAGATGTATTCTACTATAAATTAACTCCTGTTGATAAAATAGAAAACCCTCAAGTTTATAAGGATCTTGTAATAGACGACATTATTGATGGTTATAATCAGGTTAATATTAAAGAGAGTGATTATGCTGGTAAATTTAATATTCTTTTAGAATCCGAAAATACATTTACATATAACCTAGGCAAATATCCAGAAAGTGATTCATATTCTGGATCCACATCACAGTTAGAGTATGATACAAACTCTACATCTGCTTATGGACGTATTACTGATATTCAAATTATTAGTACTGGAAGTGGTTACCCAGAAGTACCTGGAATTACTACAGTAACTTCTGATACTGGAAGTGGATTCATATTGGAAGCATCTAGTAAAACAATAGGAAGAATTAATAAATCTAGAATAGAAAATATTGGATTTGACTATCCTACTGATAAAACTTTAAGACCAGCAGTTGCATTCCCACAAATTTTAAAAATCGAGGCATTAACTGGATTTGATTTTGTTGGAGTTACTTCTTTAGGAAGAGGATATAATACTGCACCAAGTCTAGTAGTTGTTGATAATAGAACCAAGAAACAGATTACTGATGTTGATTTAAGATATCATCTTGGTGTTTCTGGAGCACATGTTGAGATTTTAGAAAATACAAATAGTTTATTTAATACAACTCCTACAATTTTACCTACAGGAAACCCTAATGGTATTAAGATGAAAGAGTTTAGTTATAATACTAATACTCAAGTAGTAACTGCCACATATAAAAATCCTGTCAGTAGAGTTGAAGATTTTACATTAGAAGTTGGTGATAGAATTATGGTTGAAAACGTCAGTGTTGGCGTTGGTTCAACTGGTCTTGGATATAATTCTATAAATTATGATTATAATTTATTCACTATAACAGGTGTTAGTACCAATTTAGGAGCATTCCCAACAATAACTTATAGTATGGCAGACTTCCTTAATAAGGATGCTAATCAGTTACCTGGAAGATTCCAAAGTGTTACATCTGGTGCAATAGTAACTCCAGAAAAATATTTCCCACAGTTTGATTCTATTTTAGCAAGTAATCAATTTAATCCCGCAGAAGGTGTAACTAATGGAACAGCAGTTGGTAATGTATTTAAATGGGATCCAGAGACTGGAGAATTAGTAGTAGAGAGTAATAGAGATTTTGAGGTTGGTACTATTATAGAATCTAAAGAAACTGGTTCTAAAGGAAAAATTGTTAGTAAATTGTCTACAGATTCAATATATGATTTAGATTATTATTCTATTGTTGAAAATGGTTGGGAATATACTACAGGATTCTTAAATGATGAATTGCAAAGAATTCATGATAATGAGTATTATCAGAACTTCTCATATGCTATTAAATCTAGAGTTACTTTTGATGATTGGAAAGATGTTGTCAGTTCATTAAATCATGCTGCAGGATTTAAAAAGTTTAGTGATTTACAATTAGAATCTATACAAGATGATCCAAATGGTTTAGAAATAGGAGTTGATTCTGAAACTGAAGTTGTTGTAGATTTTCAAGGTTATGAGAGTTTACATTCTGTTGAAACATTTGATTTAGCTACTGAAAATTATCTTGTTGGTGATAAAACATTCTCTGATGAAATTAACTTTGAAAATCGTATCTTAACAGATTATGCACAGTCTGTTGGAAATAGAGTTCTGAATGTAGATGATATTAGTGGTGATTTTGATGATAATGCAAGAACATCAAGATATGCTGATGTCTTTAGACAATCTACTAAAGATGGTAGATCCCAGAAGATAGTTGCTTATGTAAGAGATAGATTATATGGTGGTGAAAGGCAGTTGATGATAATTAATGCCTTACATGATATTGATCGTGGTTTCTCAATGATCAATCAGTATGGTGATGTTAGTACTGTTGAGGATCTTGGAAGTTATGATTATGTCTATGAGGGTGGTGAAACTATCTTAAGATACTTCCCAACCAAGTTTGAAATTAATAATTATAACATAAGAACATTCTCATATAACCTTGATAAGAATGTACTTGGAATTGAGACTTCTGTTGCTTCAATTGGAAGTACAACAATTGGTATATCAACCGACTTTACTGGGTCTTTGGTTAGTATCGCAAGTACTAATGTACAAATAGCAGGTGGAGCAGCAGATGAAATTTATAGGTTTGTTGGAGTTGGAACTAATATATCAGGAACTAGATCTGCAAAAATATTAGTTACTGCTGAAACTGATACTGGAAGAGTTGAATATGATGAAGTAAGTTTAATATCTGATGGAACTAATGTTAGTTGGCAGGAATTTGGTCAATTAACTATTCATAGTTACCTAGATCCATATTCATCAGCAGGTAATATTGGAACCTTCTTTTCTTATATGAATGGTGAGGATATTGTTCTTAAGTATACACCTGATGCTGGATTTACAACAACAAGAGTTAATGCAATTGCAGTAGCATTCTCTACTGAAAGATACAAAAACGAATCACAAAGTGATTATGAATTCCAGTATGGATCTATGCAAGTGCAGAGTAAGTTCATGGAGGCTGCTGCTGATCCCGATGCTGTTGGTATTGCAAGTTATGCTGATGACTATGATGCTGCATACTTCATAGTACAAGCAAGTGATATGGCAACTAACTCACATTGCTTAACTGAAGGTATTATTGTTGATGACTATGCAGATAATGGAAATGATACAGTCTATATGACTCAATATGGTGAGATTCATGTTGGTGCTGCTTTCACTGACCTAGGTACTATTGACGGAAGAAGAGGATCAGGAGATAGAACAGAAATTACATATAGACCTGCTTCTGGTAGAGATATTGATGTTAAAATCTTTATGAATACCCTTCGGGTTGATGAGAATACTAATGTATCTCCTGGTGGTAGAGAAGTTGGTGGAGATATATTAAAAGAATTTAATAATGCAACTATTGAAACAAATGGTGCAACATACGAAGGAACTGAAAATACAGTTAAGAAACAATTTAATCTTACATATAAGACTGATGATATCTTTAGAAGGAACTTTGATGGATCAAGTGAAACTACTGTCAATGTATCTAACAATACACTTGAAATACCAAACCACTTCTTTGTAACTGGTGAAGAACTTAAGTATAGTGTTAAAACAGGATTTACTACAGATACTATCAGTATTGCAAATACTAGTTTTGCTGGTATTGGATCAACTACTCGTATGCCTTCATCAGTCTTTGTTATTAAGCAAAGTGAGAATATCATTAAACTTGCAAGAAGTGCTGAAGATGCATTGAAATCAAATCCTGTTGAGTTAGATATCACTTCTGTTGGTATTGGAACATCGCATTCATTTACTTCTACAAATCAAAACCAAAAGGTTTTGATGTTGATTGATAATATGATTCAGTCTCCAATTGCTGGAACATCTGTTACTACAACTTTAGCAGATAGTGCTGCATTAGCACAGGATGTTATTAAATTTACAGGTATATCATCATTTGCGGGAGCAGATTATATTCAAGTTGGTAGTGGTAATACTATAGAATGTATGAAGATACTTTCTGTTGGTATTGGGTCAACAAACCAAATTAAGGTTAGACGTGGATGGTTAGGAACTCCTGAAGCAGGATTTGGAACTGGTGCATTAGTACAGAAGATCAGAGGACATTATAATATTGTTGAAAATGATATTCATTTCATTGAACCACCTCATGGAGCACAACCTTTTGGTACTTCTACAAATCCTCCAGATCAAAGAGATTACCTAGGTATCACTACATCTTCTAGTTTCCAAGGTAGGGTCTTTATGAGATCTGGTGTGGAGAATACTGCTAGTGAAACATATACATCTAACTATCTTTATGACGATATTTCAAATAAATTTACTGGATATGATAAGGAATTCCCATTAACAGTAGATAAGCAGGCTATTACTGGAGTTTCTACTAATAATGCAATCATTATAATAAATGGTGTATTCCAAGGACCAGGTGCAAACAATAACTATACGATGAGTGAAGTTGGTGGTGGTACTTCAATTTCATTTACTGGTAGTGCAAGTTCTGTTGGATTTGATCCTAATAATGCAAATATTCCTGTTGGTGGTGTTATCGTTTCTGTTAGTTCAACTGATGGATTTGGGTATCAACCTTTAGTCTCTGCTGGTGGTACAGTAACAGTTTCTGCTGCAGGTACGATTAGTAATATTACGATTGGAAATACTGGTTCTGGATATAGAGTTGGTATTCAAACTGTTAACGTTGCAATTCAAACATCAAGTAATTTAGATGCTCAAAGTTTCCTTGATAGATCTTCCTTTATTGGAATGGGTACTGCACAAATTACTGATGGTAATATAACTGGAATTGCAATTACAAATACTGGAATAATCTATACTCCAAGAGATATTAGTAATGCTGGATATAGTTCAGTAACTGGTATCACTACAATTACAACAACAAAACCACATGGATTAGTGGTTGGTGATGATATTAGAATTAGTGGATTAGCATTTACTTGTGAGTATGCGAAATCGATGTCAATATCGACTGCATCTTTTGGTCATACAAGTGGTATTATGACAGTAAGTGTTGGACTCAATACTGTAGGAGTTACAACATTCTCATATGATAATGTAGTTGGAGTCGGTACAATCACATTAGCATCACCACATAAGATTGCTCATGCTACTGGTGTTGGTAGAAGTTTCACTCTTGCTCTATTAAATGTTGGTATTGCTCGTTCTGGTGTTGATTATGGATCTACTACTTGGCCCAATTCAGACACTGCAACAGGAGATACATTCCAAATATTAAGTGTTCCTAGTCCTACAGAACTAGCATTTACTGCAGGTATTAGCACACTGACCCATACTTACACATCTGGTGGTCATTTAGGATTTGGTCATAAGATGAAGGTTGGTGATACTACCATCTTAACTGGATTGGCATTCACTGGTCATTCTGGTCTTACTACTGATTACTATCCACATGGAAAAGATGCTGCATATGATACTTCTGTTGAGATTACAAATGATGGTACAACACATACAGTAACAAATGCATCTTATAACCCCACTACTGGTGTATTAACTCTTACAGTTCCTTCTCATGGATTCTCAAATGGAGACAAGATTAGATTAGTTGATAGTTCATTAACATTTACTTGTTCGCAGAATAATCATAAGACTCAACACGAATATCCAAGAGCGACAGACCCTTCTAGTGGTGAGTGGTTAACAATATCAAATAAGACAACCAATACTTTTAGAGTTAATGTATTAACTAATACACCTGCTTCCAATACAAGTACATATACCTTTGTATCTGCAATAGCAGATGGACTAATTCATCAAGGTGCAACAGTTACTGTTAATGTTGGTAGTGCTGGTGATAACGATTCATATACACATACATTTGTTAGTGCAGCAACTAGTGCCATAGTTTCTGGTGGTAACTATTCACATAACTTTGCTTATGCTATTAAGGGTGGAGTGAGATCTGGTGGTAATTACCTCCACACATTTGCAAGTGCAGTTGCTGGTGGAGTTGATGCATCAGGAGTTGGTACAATGACTCCTACTGATGCATCATATGATCCAACAACTGGTGATTTGGTTCTTACAATTGCAAATCACGGATTAAACACAGGTAATACTGTTTCAATTGCTACAAGTGCAATAACATTTACTTGTTCCATGGATCAGCATAATACTGATCATGCATATCCTAGAGCAACAGACCCTGTTGCTGGTATACAAACAGCAGTTACTGGATTTACAACAAGTACCTTTACTATAAATGTTGGAACGAGTCCGATTGTAACCCATAATGTCACAAACGCTGTATATACGCCTACAACTGGAGCACTCGTATTAACTCTTGATGATACTCATGGATTGCTTACAGGAAAGAGTGTAAGAATTGTAGATGAATCTCTATTCTTTACTTGTGATATGGATGGAAACAGTAGTTACCACCCATATCCAAGATCTACTGATCCAGTATCATATAATGCAGTTTCAATTGCATCAACCACAACTACTACAATTACTCTCAATGTTGGTGTAACAACAACTGTTTACTACAATGTTGCTGTTGGTTCTGGATCTTCTGCCACATCATATAACGCATCAACTGGTGATCTTGTACTTAACGTTGGTATGGGTCATAGTTTGAGAAAAGGAAGAAGTATTAAGATTGCTACTGATTCATTAAGTTTCAAATGCACCAAGGATGGTAATGCCACAAATCACACCTATCCAAGAGTACCAACAGACAACTATCGTGGTATGGAAGTTGTTGGAATTGGTACAACAGTTACAGAACTTTCAATAAGTGCTGGAATAGCAACACTTGCGAAATATTATCAAGGTGGAGGAGTAATTCAGGAAGCATTAATAACACCTAGAGGTACTGATGCTGGTGCTGGTGGAATGACTATTCTTACAGTAATTGACACCAAATCATTTACAGTTAATAGTGGTAAATCTGAATATCATCATTTATATGCAAGAAGTGGAACTGTTGATAGATTGATGAAGGTTGTAATTGACGATCCTCTATCATATACAGATATTCCTCTTGCTTATAGTTCAATTTCTCCTGGTATTGGTGGATTACAAGCAACTGCAGACATAGTTGTTAGTATGGGTTCTACCATAATTGACTTTGAGATTAAAAATACTGGTTATGGTTATAATGTTGGTCATATTCTAACATTACCAATAACTGGTGCAATAGGAATTCCAACAACATCTAGTGCTAATTTCAATGAATTCAAATTAGAAATATTAGAAGCAGATTATGATGTTTTCACTGGATGGTCAATAGGACAACTTCAAGTTCTTGATAATTTTGCATCACTATTTGATGGTGTTAGAAAGACATTCCCTATTACTTTAGATGGTGAGGTTTTATCAATTCAGGCGAAGAGAGGTTCTTTAATAAGCATTCAAGACACTATTCTCGTGTTTATTAATGACATTTTACAAGTTCCTGGAAAAGGATATGAATTTAGTGGTGGTAGTCAGATATCCTTTACTGAAGCACCTAAAGGCCCTTCAAATGATGGATTGTATGATGGTGACACTATGAAGTTCCTATTCTATAAAGGAACTGGTGGTGGTGATGTTATTGATGTTGATGTTATAGAAACTGTCAAGAAGGGAGATGATTTACGTTTAGAATATGATTCGAGGGTAAATGCTGGTCTATATGGATTGCAAGAAGATACAAGAACAGTTTCTCAAGTTACTTCTACAAATTCTGTTGATACAAATATCTACTTCGGGCCAGGATTGACTGAAGATGGTTCTTTAACTAGATCTGTCACTTGGACCAGACAACTTGAAGATAAG